CTCCCGCTGCGTATCCTTTAATACATCCCAGTTCTTACCCGCCAACATGACGCCCTTGAGCGCTTGGCTGATGGTGGCGGTATTCTTATAATCCCCATGCGTCTTTTGCTTTGTCGTATCCATTTCTTTTCCTTTCAAACAAAATTTTTACTTGTACGTTTCATGTAACGGTCCGCCTCCGTTACCAATTCAGAAATTGTTGGCGGATACTTGCATTTAGTGACGATGCCCGATGTCGGGTCTGACAATTTGTGCAGCACGTCTGGCGGGAACCTTTTTAATGCTTCTGCTGCGTTTTTTAGAAAGTTCGTCGGGTTTGACATATGGTTTATGCTGTAGTTCTCCATGATTTTCCGCACCGCCTGTTCCGGTGTCAGGGGAAATCCCGTACTCCGTGCCGTACTCTTCCCGCCATTCTGCCTTTCTGCGTTCACTTGCTGCCTCCAATTCTGCAAATGCATTTGCTACATTCCTGTTTTTCATCACTGTTTCCTTCTTCTTTTTACCGCCAAGAGCAGCGGATAGATACGGAATTGGATCACGGACGCCGTTGGCAACTGCCGCCTCCAATACCCGTAAAATCTCAGTTTGATCTCCATTTGCTAGTTTTAAACATCGCCCTACGAAGGTACGGGCCGTAACATCAGCCACCCCCATACCCATCAGCATACCTACCGCCTCGTCCCAGAAGGTCTTGTTGTTGCTTTCCGGCGGCTCTTCGTGATTCGCAAATATGCTAAGTACTGGATCTTCCAGATCCGAAGGATCTGTATGGTTATATCTTACTGGTTCAAGGGGTGCTGTTTCCTTCACCCTCCCGGGTGAATTATATTCACCCCCAAAGTCTATGTTGAGGATGTACTGATTGCTCCGCTGCCGACCAAACTCATCTTGGCGGCTAACCAAAGTTAGCAAACCTGCTAACTGCAATTCTTGGGTGGCGGTAGCAATGGTACGCTCCGTGCAGCAGCATTTCTCCGCCAAAGATGCCTTGGAAGGGTAGCAACCGCCTGATTCGGAATTGTGGTAATCGGCCAATACCATGAGGACAAGCTTCGCCATTGACGAAATGCCTACCTGCTTTACGGCCCAATATGATGCGATATGTGACATGACTGCATACTACCTATTGTGTTGCAGTCGTCTTTGGACTATATGAGTCATAGTCCTAAACTTCTGCTGCTGTGAGTTTTAGGATCAGGGATTGGCGTCCCGTAATCCTTTCGGCGGCTCCGGTGTTATTCCGGGGCCGCTTTCTTTTTAGGCCCGGGCCACTTTTTAGTCAAGCGCTTTGGTTTCCACCCGACAATGTAAACCGTAACCTCAATTCCATGATACAATTCTGCGGCTTTCTTCCTGAGACGATATGCCGCATCCTTCATCGTTCCCGTTGACTTAACTTCCTCAATGATAACCTTACCCGTCAAAGCTTCCGTGTACCGAAAATCAGGGGTGTAAGTACAATAATGCTTCCCATTGATTTGAACGGGATATTCCGGTTGCAAAACCAAATCCTTTACATGGCCCGCCTTTACCGCCAATTTTAAATCAGCGTATCGGGCGGCTTCTCTTTTGGAATCAAATACGATCCCATCAAGAGTCCGTTCAGTCTTCGGTGCTACTTTGTATTTCACGGGCATCTACAGGGTCCTTTGGAAAAAAATCGTCTTTCGTCAATATGATACCGCGTTGCTTGGCGGCAACCATCAATTCTATCTGGCGGCGATGTGGAATCAATCCACCAGTACCGCCCTTGTCCATAGGCCACATCCACTTGTAAACGCCTTGAGATGACATAGCCAACATTCCAGCTACGGCTCTTGGCCCTCCAAGTTTGGTTATAACCCTTTTGGCAATCAGATGCGTCATTCATTTACTCCTAAACCACGGGTTGACAACGTATAGGCGAATATGCAGTATGTCAACACCATTAAATGGGGAAAGTTAAAATGGTTGAATATGCAAAAAAATGGACTTGGGAAGAAATAAAAATAGTTCAAACTTTGGCGAACAAAGGTTGGTCAGCTAAAAATATTTCCTTGGAATTAGTCGGTAGGACCAAAAATTCCGTGATTGGAATGTGCAACCGTCAAGGAATTAAACTTATGGCAATAAATGGGAAAGGATCATATTCAGCCATTCCCAAAACAATAAACAAAAATTTAATAGTCAAAAAACCCGAAGTTAAAAAAATTTTTACGATAGAACATGATGAAAATTTAGAAGAAAAATTTGAGCCTTTAAATAAATTATTAGTTGATTTAAGATATGGCGAATGCAAAGCAATTATAGGCCCCGTCAAACATATCGAAACTAAATATTGTGGTCATAAAACAGTAGAGGGTAAATCATGGTGTCCTTACCATTTCTTGAAATACACAATACCGGACAAGGGAAAGAGAATTTAACGCAAAAACAATGGCAATATCAAAATTTCCGCCAACGGTTTATGAAAACAAGAGAAGCTGTATTTAAAGTGGCTCAATATCTTAATTTTGAGAAAAATTTAACCGTGACTATTCCGTCAATGGAATTGGCACCAAACATAGCTGAATCAATAGATTATGCCGACCGAGGCGATATTCTTTGTTATAGGACCGTAGCAGGGGTAATCAGCAGAATACCGTACCCTGTTGAGGTGAAACAACGCAGGTTCGATTTTACGTCGGAAAAAGACTACCCCTATTCTGATATGATGGTGGCACAAAAAATAAATAACGATAGGGCGCAACCGTATGCCGTATTCATTGTCAACAAATCAATGACACATGCTTTTGTGGTTAAAATAGACACAAAAGATAAATGGGATGTTCGATACACAACTGACAAAGAAAGAGGGAGTTCAGACGATACATATTATTGCGAATTTAAGTTAGGGGAATTTGTAAAATTGTAATTCAGTACTTGACAGATATGAGAAGTACTGAAATAACGGGTTGTCAAATTGGAGAGAAACAATGACACTTACACCAGAACAAAGACTGTTCCGGTCCAAGCTATTGGGCGGATCAGATGCTAATACCATTATGTCCGGCGATGAGGAAAACATCCTTCGCTTGTGGAGGGTGAAGTCCGGACAGGAAGAGGATGTTAATTTGGATGACGTGCTTCCCGTGCAAATGGGTGTATTTACTGAACCTTTTAATATCCAGTGGTTTGAAAAACAAACTGGCCGGAAGGTAACCGACAATGGCACACAGCGGACTTCTGTTCTTCATAGTTTTATGGGCTGTACTCTTGATGGATTAACAGATGGCGGAGAGACTGTGTTTGAAGCTAAACACGTTTCAGCCTTTGCAAAGGAAGATGAGATTCTTGACCGTTATTACCCACAGCTTACTCACAATATGCTTGTCTGTGGGGTCAACAAGGCGGTTTTATCCGTATTCTTTGGCAACCATAAATTTGAAAAGTTCGACATCAGTTTGGATGCAATCTATTCCGATATCTTGATTGATGCAGAACGCCGTTTCTGGGATTGCGTTAAAAACGGTACGCCGCCTGTGGCGGTAACCGTCAAAGCCCCCGTGGATGCAGTGCGCCGTGTTGACATGACGGGCAACAATGCATGGGCCAACTTTGCAAACCAGTTGAAGTTAAATTCAGTGGGCAAAAAACTATATGACGAAGCCGCATCTAACCTTAAAGGTTTAATGGAAGAAGATATGGCGGAGGCTTATGGTTACGGCATTAATATTAAACGGGATAAACGGGGTGCTCTCCGTCTAAAGGGGGAATAAATGTCAGAACGGGTAGAAATACTTAGGATATTTATGGTGCAGGACGGATTTGAAATTGAGGTTCATCCTTTGATTCCCCGCGAAGAAGGGGCATTTGTACGGGAAAGGTTAGCAGAAATGATGCCTGTTCTTGTGGAACAAATTGCAGATCCAGAGACCGCCAGAAAATTTCCAGTGGTTAAAGGAAATGCATACGGCGTTCTTTATGAAATAACCGATAGAGATCAAACCAAGAAACCACATTGAAAGGAAAAACAATGCGTAGCAGTGAAACAATTAATGAACTAGCAGCCGCCTTGATCAAAGCTCAGGGAGCGTTAAAGAATCCCGCCAAGACCAAGATCAATCCTCATTACAAGTCTGCCTATGTAGACCTGTCTGACGGCCTTACAGCCCTACGGGAATGCTTCTCTAAACATGACCTGTCTTTTATCCAAGGCACATCCGTTATGGATGGCGTAATTATCCTTAACACCCGTATTGTCCATAAATCTGGACAATACATTGAATCAGACTATCCAGTAGGCGGTTTCGGCAAGCCCCAGGAAATGGGGTCCGCCATGACCTATGCCCGCCGTTACAGCCTGTTTGCTATGGTTGGCATTGCGGGTGAAGATGATGACGATGGCAACGCTGCTCAGTCGGCAGAACTTCGCCCTATCAAAGGCAAGGCCCCTGCAAAGCAAATGGAGCCGGGTCTAAAGCCGGAAGATAGCACCAACCTACTTAACGTTATCAAAGGCGCAATGGACATGTGCAGTGATGCTGAAGAACTTTCAAATTGGACAACGGAGAACAAGGACAAAATTGCCATGTTGCTCCCCGGCCATCGTTCAGAGCTTCAAGAGTACTACAAGGCCTTGAAGGCCAAACTTGGTTAACATGGCGGAAGTTATTTATGTCCGTAGACGAGGGAGCAAGTTGGAACCTTGCTCCTTGGTGGACGAGGAGGCTTTACAAGAGTTCCCTGCGGAGAAAGACTTATCTGTAACGATAAGCCGAACCCGCAGCACAAAACAACATCGGTTCTTTTGGGCAATTCTAAATAAGATTTGTGAGAACCAT